AAGCAATGCGTATGTGCGATGAAGACAATGATTATGTCAAGAATGCATGGACAGATGTCAAGAAGCGTGAAGTATTCTTCACGCCATATGAGGTTGAATGATGAGTGATTGTGAAGTTGTTGAAAAAGGAACGATTCGCGAATTGCAACTTGCAAGAAATCTTGCGAGGGCGATTGAGGAGATAACTTTTCAGTACAATAGAGTTTTACCATACTCTGTGATGGTAGCGTACAACAAACTGAAAGAACATTATGAAAGTCAAGATCGGACCGTATAAGGACTGGTTTGGTCCCTATCAATTAGCAGAGACTATTCTGTTTTGGATGGACAAGGATAAGGACGAACGAGTTCACAAGTTTGGCCAATGGCTTGCTGGCGACAAAGATCGTGAAGACGATGATTCAATGGTTCGTAAAGATGAAAAGAAATCTCTCCTTTACAAGTTTCTCCTTTGGGTGGACTCTAAGAAAAGCCGTACTGTCAAGATCCGTATTGACAAGTATGATACTTGGAACATGGACCGTACGCTTGCGCTTATTGTCCTACCTATGCTCAAGCAACTCAAAGAAAAGAAACATGGCTCTGCGGTTGTTGACCTAGAGGATGTACCCGAACATCTTCGGTGCACCACGACAGAAGACTATGACAGCCAATTAACCTTTGAGTTCTACAAAGAACATGAAGTCAAAGAAGGTGAAGCTGACATTCACGCACGATGGGACTGGGTTCTTAATGAGATGATCTGGGCGTTTGAACAACATCAACCAGACTGCGATTGGGAACAGCAATACTACAAAGGTGAGTCGGACTGGCGTTGGAAGAAGTCTGAAATGACTTATCCTAATCCTGTCACAGGAAAAGAAGAGTGTACATATCAGATGATCGAAGGTCCTAATCACACTCAGAAAGTTGATTGGGATGGTATGCGCAAGCATCAAGAACGAATCAGCAATGGCTTCCGTTTGTTCGGTAAATACTATCAAGGATTGTGGGATTGAACATGACAGTGCCGTTTGAAAGAACTAGAGCAGTCAACAGCACTTACGAGTTTCTATGCGATCTGCTAGATCCAAAGAGGACGCCGCGAGTTCCTAAAGACATTCGCCGTCGTGCATCTGCTTGTCTGCGACACTATCCTAGCAAGTTTGACATGGAAGTAATTGCAGCGCGTGAAGACTCACAATACAATGTTATACACAAAGTTTTTGGAAACACATTCTAATGAAATTCTCTCTTGCAAGTGACGTTCACCTAGAGTTTGGATATCTTGATCTGACTAACGAAGAAGGGTCAGATGTCCTTGTTCTGGCTGGTGATATCTTCGTCGCAAATGACTTCAAAATCAAAACGAAGAAAGCGGACACATATCGTCGGTTCATCGAAGAAGTCACTGGGCGATATGGGCATGTTGTCTACGTCATGGGCAACCATGAACACTATCATGGTGACTTTGCAAAGACGGCTGATATCATTCGCGATGAGTTCAAATACTTCAACAATCTCAAGTTCCTTGACAATACTTTCGTTGATATCTGTGATGTGCGATTCATCGGTGGCACTCTATGGACCGATCTGAACAAGGGTGATCCACTGACGATTGAGCAAGTTCGGAGAACAACGAATGACTATCATTTGGTGGAGAACAGCAACAATCAAGTTTCATATAGTGTGATGATTGAAGGGAGTGTTTCATTCAAGAAACGAAATTCCGCATTTCATCCTATCGATGGTGCTGAAGAACACAAGAAGTGTCTTGCAACAATCAGCGAAGTCATGAACGCTTATCAAGATGACAAGAAAGTTGTTGTTGTCACACATCATCTACCCACATTCGAATCTGTGCCGCATGAGTACAGGAGAGAGTATCATGGCAACGGTGCATATGCATCGGATCTTTCAGAATTCATTCTTGATCGCCCACGTATCAAGTATTGGATTCACGGGCACACACATGATCCGTGCGATTACATGGTTGGAGACACTAGGGTAATCTGTAATCCTAGAGGTTATATCGGATATGAAACAATTGCCAAAAAGTTCATGATAAAGCAGTACGAAGTGTGATGTTGTTTTTGTGCAACATCATACTTGACAAGTCTAGCGTTATGTAATAAACTATATACAAATAAAGGAGATTTATTCATGAAGCTGAACTATGCAATCGCAATATTAGCCTCTCTTGTTGCATTCTCAGTCAATGCTCAGGAGAGAGTCCAACTGGCTAGAGTCATCTCAGTCTCTCCCATTGAGACTCATGAGAGAAGTCTTGAACTGTCGGCGCCGATTTGTACTATCGTTTCTACTCCAGTGCAGAGGGTAGTTCCTGTTGTGCGAGATGTTCAAGTAAGAGATCCTGCTGTGCCAGCTATGGCGGCTCTTCTTGGTGCTGTCATAGCCAATCAAGCATTTCGTGGAAGTGACGCCCGTGCGGCAGGAACTTTGCTTGGCGCATCTGTAGGATATGCAGCAGCAGATGGCTATGCGCCTTCGCGTAGCATTGAATACCGAACAGAAATTCACTATGAACAGCGTGAGTCTTGCAGAACAGAATATGTTCCTGTATTTCGCCCCGTGATCACTGGATATCGTGTCACGTTTGTTCATCGCGGAACACAAACAACTATTGTAATGAATTCTCATCCAGGTGAGTACGTGAGGATTGTGAGTTCCACATCTTATCGTGTAGAGCCATAATGTTCTTCATCTACGGAGCGGAGAATAGTAGAGCATGTGACAAAGCAGAGTTTATGTTGTATACTCTAGGTTTGGAGTATAGACTTTACATCTTTGGGCGAGACTACACAATCAAACAACTTAACAGACTGGTACCAGGCACGACGGTTGTGCCACACATTTATCATGGCGCTAAGTACGTTGGCGGCATCAAAGAGTTGACAGACTATTTACAGAATGAAGAGGTGATATATGAATCCCGCAGTCAATCCGAGCGATCTAAGAAAATTCTTGAGTTCCTTGCTGAAAGAAGAGCAGGAGGTAAGGGTGACGTTCACGAAGAGTGACGGCACCGAGCGTGAGATGCTTTGCACTCTCCGAGAAGACCTGATACAATCTACAGAGAAGAAGACGGAAAGAACCAAGAAAGAAAATGCAGATGTTATGTCTGTGTGGGATCTAGAAAAGAGTGGATGGCGCTCTTTCCGTCTAGACTCAGTGAAAGCTATTCAATTCGGTATCGGAAGTAATGCGTAAACTTGTTGCACTGGATCCATCTATGATGGGTCCTGAACCTTCTTGGTCAGACGAAAACAATCTTCCTTCTCTGACATCAGCCCTCAATTGGTACACATACTCTTTTGGCAACAAAGACGCCAAAGAGTTTGTGCTGGACTACGCCAAGTCCGTCGGGCGATCAAAAGATGAGATCGCGCATCTGAAGTCTGTTTCCGAATCCAAGTTCATGAAGCAATTCGGTTGGATTGCTAGAATGATGTGTGTCGGCTACAAGCCAGATGAGAAGACTAAGATATTCTTCATGAAGATGTACAAGTCTTTGCTTGTTGTTGACGATACAATCAAGACTGAAGAAGTTGCAGAAGAAGATACAATCGTAGTCAAGTCTACGATACAATCTCGCATCACAGAAAAAGCACATGAAGAAGCTGGCGACCTAGAAGGTCTGATTGATGACTTCGTTGCGTCTGGTTGCAAGATGCAGATTGATCTGGACAACTATGTCAAGAACAAGAAGCTGAGTTCCGTTGTTCTAAAGAAAATCTGTGATATCTTTGTCATTCGCAGTTCGCGAATCGCGAATGTACTTGAGTCTAAGGATCCACAAGATAAAGAGGGTTACTCCAACTTCACTAAGCCAGAGTTGCGGCGTCTGAAAGAATTCCTTGATGCTATCGTTGCAGCTACAAACAAGGGTGCAGTCGAGTCTAAGCCTGTTCGCAAGACACGGAAGAAGAAAGAGAAGCCCGCGGCTGTGCTTGCTGCTAAGGTGTCTTATCTCAAGGAAGATCCAGAGACTGGGCTGAAGAGTATTCAGCCTGAGAAGATCATCGGTGCATCTCAAGTTTGGGTGTACAATGCAAAGACTCGCATTCTTGGTGTGTATCGCGCGGCTGATGCGCGTGGGCTTTCCATCAAAGGAACTACAATTCAGAACTACAAAGAAGATGTTTCTATTGGCAAGAAGCTAAGAAAGCCAAAAGAGACTCTCGATACACTTGCCACCGCAGGAAAAGTGAAATTGAACCAAATTCTACCAAATTTGTCAACTAAAGAATCTCTCTTGACAGGAAGACTGAACAGTGATACAATCATTGTAAAGGTGGTAAACTAAATGATTCTTCTTGATCTGAACCAGGTAATGATTTCCAATCTCATGATGCAACCTGGTGGGCTAGAAAACCCAGACGAAAATATGATTCGGCACATGGTGCTGAACAGTCTTCGCATGTACAATGTGAAGTTCAAGAAAGAATATGGTGATCTGATCATCTGTACCGATGACAAGAACTATTGGCGCAAAGATATCTTTCCGTTCTACAAAGCTGCACGTAAGAAGAATCGTGAAGACTCGCCGTATGATTGGAATGCAATCTTTACCATTCTGAACAAGGTGCGCGATGAGATCAAAGAGAACATTCCTTATCCCGTTGTGCAAGTTGACAAAGTAGAAGCTGATGACATCATTGGTACTCTATGCCATAGGAATGGCGTTCAACTGAAGTCATCTAGCACAGAAAAGATTCTGATTCTTTCCAGTGATAAAGACTTCATGCAACTTCAGAAGTTCGCTAACGTTGAACAGTTCAGCCCAATGGCTAAGAAGTTTCTGCGCACAAGCACACCAGATAATTTCTTGCGTGAACACATCATTCGTGGTGATCGTGGTGATGGTATCCCCAACATTCTGTCACAAGATGATACCTTTGTCACAGAAGCGCGGCAAAAGCCTGTAACTGAGAAAAAGCTAAATACATGGCTGACGCAGGAGCCTGAGTCTTTTTGTGACGATACTATGCTGCGGAACTTCAAGCGCAATGAAGCACTCATTGATCTTGAGAAAGTTCCTGCTGACTATCAAGCTAAGATTATGGATGCGTTTGAGAATGCTCCCCGTAATGGTAAGGGCAAATTGATGAACTACTTCATCAAGAACCGGATGAAGGTTCTGATGGAATCATTGCAGGATTTTTGACAAATGAAAACTTTAGACTTGAGCAAGATGACACTGCCAGAGATCATGGAACATCTCTCTAGTGATGTGTCAAATGAAGATAGACCAGGAGCAATGCAGCAGATTGCAAACTTTAGACCCGACTTCAAGGCTGTGATTCAGCTTGTGTTTGTCGAGGGGCTTCAGTTGGATCTTCCATCTGGCGTCCCACCATACAAGCAACAGAACATGCCAGAGAATTGGGGATACAATCGTCTTCCAAAAGAGTTGAAGAAGATGCACTACTTCATCAAGGGAAGTGAAGTAAACATTCCTAAGTTGAAGAAGGAAACGATGTTTGTTGAAATGCTAGAGAGTCTATCGCCAGCAGAAGCCAAACTCCTGCTTCAGATCAAAGACAAGAAGCTAGAGTACAAAGGCATAACCAAGAGGTACGTCAAGAAGGCGTTTCCCGAATTTTTTCCCGGAGAAGCAGAAGAGTAAGATATGGCAAAAACTGACAAGAAGGGTCCGAAGTATCGTGGCTTTCGCGAGTTCTATGAGGAAGAGAAAGA